CGAGTCGACTGTATTAAATCATAACGCAATTTGGTTAAACGTGATTTATCAGTTACGTTCTTAGGGCCAAGTCCCATTAATTCATCTAAAAATTGTGCCCTTACATCAGGTCTTAAGTAATGTAGATTTAAACCTTGGAAACCATTTTTAGTTGGCTCGAGCATAATCGTTAAAGGAAACCTATCGTAATATGGTAATGTCTCCTTATGTTTAGGATCATAGAAGTACATAAACATATTACCAAAGATCATGCGATCTGTAGGCTCTAATGCTTTATCCTTTAAGAGTTCTCTACGACCAGGCGTTTGCATATTTTCTATATTAGCCTGGAACCATTTTTGAGACTCTTTAGTCCGTGCTGTGATTCCAGCTCTAAAGGCATTTGCTTGTAGTGTATCGAATAGTGAAGCCATATAACTATTTATATCAACTCTTCAATAGTTTTATGCCTAAATTCTTTAATGTGTCTTCCGTCCATACCTGGAACTTCCAACCTTTGTGCTTAGCATATTGATCAGCTGCGGTCCACTTTGATGTGTTCTTAGCGTATGTCATTACTTCACGAATATACCTTTTGGTTTTACGCGATGGTTCTTTAGGAGCAACTGTTTCTTTCTTTGGTTTAATCTCTACAAGTATAATATCCTTATTATCAAACTCTACGAGAAGATCAACAAAGTAACGATGTAGTTTACCATCGGTCTTACACTTATAAGGTACGACGATCTCTTCGCTATTCCATCGTTTAACTCGTGGATTGTTTTCACACCATTTAAACGCTTGCCTTTCCCACAAAGAACGATATGTTACCTTGGTTGGGTCTCCAAGATACTTCTTGGTATTCTTAATTTGGTATTTTCCCTTGTAAGCCATAAATTACCTTTCCATTCATTATAAATAAAGTTATATTAAATAGTTATTTATAAGAGGAAAAAGGAACATGATACTCACGTTTCCAAAGAATCTGGCTAGCGATATCACTCGTGGTGGAGCTCACGTATCTTTTGAGATTATAGGTAAAGGTGTTGAAATAAGTACACATAAGATTCATCTATATATTCCACAAGGTTTTGCTTTAGGCGACGGTGCTAATTTTGGTAACGTTAATCTAGGAATGATTAATGCAATGCAAAGCTCCCTGGCAGCTAATTCTAAAGGTACTAAAAGTCTTGCCGGAGTTCAAGACGCTGAAGCTCTTGCTATAGGTAAGGCAATTATAGATAAACTTGGTATAGACGATAGTATGAGCGCAGCTTCAAAAACCTTAGAAGAAAAAGGTGTTGCGCTTAATAACCAAACAACACTTACCTACGAGGGATCTAATATAAGAACCTTCGATTTATCGTTTCAGATGATAGCCAATAGTGCTCAAGAAGCTAAAACTATTAGAGATATTGAACATACATTTAGAAAATTTATGTACGCTAAGAGAGAAGGAGATTTTGCATTGAGATATCCAGCACTCTTTAGAATTAAATTTATGAAAGGTAAAGCAATCAACCCTTATATGCCTAAACTGTTTGATTCATACTTAACTGGCATGTCAGCTACATATAATAATAATGGCAACATGTATCATAAAGATGGCGCGCCGACTGATCTTACGATTTCGCTATCATTCCAGGAGCAACGTCAACTTACACGAGATGATCTATATAAAGAATCTCAACAAGACTTTAAATGGCCAGCAGGGGGTTAATAGATGAACTTTTTTAAATTATTTCCAAAGATAGACTATGATTTAAATAACGACGGTTCATTAGCTAAGATAGTTAATATATTTAGATCTATACGGCCATATCAAAACGCTATAGATGATCCATCGTTGTATACCTATTATGAAATAAAAAATGGAGAAAGACCAGACGTTGTGTCTCAGCAATTATATGGCACACCTGATTTCTATTGGACATTCTTTGTCATTAACGATTTTTTACATGATGGATATAAGGCCTGGCCTCTATCGACAGAAAATTTAATGGACTATTTGGCTGAAGAATATTCTGGTTATGCTATTACCACACGCGTACAGTTTGATGCTAATAATGTCGTTAAACGTAATCATACACTCGTTAATAACTTTCAACTTGGAGAAGCTATTAGAGGTACTGTTTCTGGGGCTGAAGGAGTATTAATTAAAAAGGATGTTGATATGAACCAGTTGGTTGTAAAATCAACTAATAATATTCCTTATATTGGCGACGTTCCTAGTAATAATGATTTATACGAAACCGTAAAGGGTTTAACTACAGAGGACGAAATAGTATCTTACGTAGTCTATACTTATGCTGAGGCACCGCATCATTACTTTATAAAGGATAGTGACGGTGTTGAACGAGAATATAGCAATCGTTCATTTATTAATAATAGTGCATCCAAGCCAGAAAACGACTTAAGCTATATTAGTAATAGACAATATGTATACAACTTAAACGATGAGCGATCTAAAATCAGAGTAATTAACCCTAAACACATTGGCCGTTTTGTTGAATTATTTGAGAGTTTATTGAATGAGTGATTTGACTAAAAACAGAGTAGGCGCTGATGGTGTAGCGTCCACTCCTACTACGTATCATGTAGGATCCATAGTGCTAACCGCTGTTGATGGAAAAGAGTATGATATTTCGCATATCACAGCATACTTTGAAATATATGAATCACTTGATCTATCGTCATTAGAGGTTATACTTTCTATAGGTGATAGCATTAGCTTTATGGAACAAGCTAGACTTCAAGGTAGCGAAAAGATTACGATTAATGTCAATCGTAAAGAAAAATCTGGACGTAAGAAATTTAATTTATCGCTATCGGTAGTTGAAATATTTAATTATGTAAGGCTTAAGCCTGGTTTACAAACTTATTCTCTTAGGGCAGCTGGAGAGCACGTGTATGTCAATGGCTTAACTAAATTAAATAGATCATTTCATGGAAGCCCTACGGATGTCATTAGACGCATAGCATCTAGTGATCTACATATAACCGAACTTCAAGGAACAGCAGGATCATCTAATATAATTAAAGGCATCTATCCAAATATAAGACCATTGGATGCTATTAATTGGTTAATGGAACAAGCCTTTGATGAAAGCACTCCTTTTTTCTTTTATCACACGGCATCAGGCGATAAAATGCATTTAAAGTCATATAAAGAATTGCTAGAAAAGGATGTATATGAGACTTATGTTTTAATTCCATTTGCTGATGACACCATTAGTCTTGAAAGTAAAGAGGGATATGAGCATGAGCGTACTAAAATATATTCGATGTCTTCTACCTATGGTCAAGGAAAATTAGTTTCATCAACTGATGGTGCATACGCTTCTAATTTACACACCCTAGATATAGCTAATAAATCCTATAAGAAAATAACTTATCAGTATGACGACTCAATGTACAAGCTTAATAAAAATAAGCCATTTAGCGATTTAACTAGATTTTCTGATCGATCGCTAATAGAACATAAAGAAGCCAGGAACTATTTTATATCAACTAATAAACTTAGCTTTAATAATACCGGAAATTACTTATCGCCATCAAATATCGATTTACCTAAATCAATTAGCTATACTGAAAATTTAAATCACCAAAAGCATAATATAAAAATAGCTGGTGATTTTGACTTAAAGGTTGGAGATAAAATAAAAGTTGAAATAAGAAAAGTACAAGAAGAAGTCGACGGCTCAGGTGTCGATAAAGTGCAGTCAGGTATTTATATTATTACTGCTATTAATCATATATTTAAAGATGGTTTTTTCCAAGATTTATTAATACAAAAAGATTCAAGTGAGGTTGAGTTATAATGATAGAAGATGATATGTTCGTAGGTGGTCAATTTGCATGGTTTACAGGTGTGGTAGAAGACCGATTTGATCCTGAGGAAATGAATAGGGTAAAGGTAAGATGTTTTGGCTACCACTCTGAAAATAGATCAGATATTGATACTGATGACTTACCCTGGGCTACAGTTATGATGCCTACAACGTCTTCTGGTACTTCAGGTATAGGTGATACTCCACATGGATTAATGGAAGGTTCATGGGTAGTTGGATTTTTTAGAGATGGTCCATCGGCGCAGGATCCTATTATTATGGGATCAGTTGCTGCTAAGAATAGCCCACGAAGTAAATCATTAGGATTTACTGCTGATGAGTACCCTCGTGGTGAATATCAAAATAATTCTGATATAAACTTTGCTGCACGTGAATCGATGTACGAAGACTCTAATCAGCTAGAGACAAGAAAATCATTGGACCGGCCGGCCGTACAAACTGCTAGGCCAGCAAAGGTATCGTCAGTTGCACCGGATAAGGCTGAAACTTATTATGCAGAAGCCCCTTGGACAGAACTAGCAGCCATGAATGAACATGTGCCGGAATATCCATATAATAAAGTATATGAATCAGAGGGTGGCCATGTTGAAGAGATAGACGATACGCCAGGCTTTGAGCGTACAAATCGTTTACATGCTTCTGGCTCGTACGAAGAAATATACAACGACGGCACACGGCAAATTAAAATTGTTGGTGACGATTACGAAGTAGTTTTAAAGAATAAAAATATCCATATACGCGGTAACTGTAATATGACAGTTGATGGTGATCTTCGCCAAATGGTATATGGCAATTATCATTTACAGGTCGAAAAGGATATGACAGTAAATGTTAAAGGATCTGTACAAGAAATGATTGGTGGCAACCGTGAAACAGAAATAGTACGTAGCCGTTCAACTAACGTGGGTGTAGACGATAACCTTAGTGTTATGAATAACTCTACGACAAACATTATTAACGATAAGCTACTCACGGTTGGTAATGATAATACAATATCTGTTACTAATAATATGGCCACAACAGTTTTAAATAATAAGAGTATTATGAATGCTGGTACATTTGGACATACTTCTTTGAAAGACTATACCTTAACAGTTAATGCTAATCAGACAATTGGAGTTGTTGGTACACTTGGTGAAACAGTTGATGGAGTAGTTACTGAGACTTACGGTGATGCTCTTAATTCAAATGTTACTGGTGCTGTTACTGAAACATATAGCAGTACTCAAAATACAACAGCAAGTGGTAATGTTACGATCGTTG